CCGACAACTTGATTAAAAGTCAAGTAATCTATGACCGAATTTACTAGGTTTCAAAGCTATTTGCGGACATCTTGCGGACATCCGCTTTTGATATTCTATTATATTGGATACTAAATGTCAATTAAAACATAGCGTTATGTTGTGTGCCTTTCTTCTTATTTGATAGCTTTGTTATAACGCAAAAAAGCCGGAAGGATTTCTCCCTCCGGCTTGTCCTATCTCTAATATTTAGTAAGCATCAAAAAGAGCCCAGATAATCTAGGCTCAATAAACATTTCTAATTTGAACTCATAAGTGCATACGCTATTACCATAATAATAAACAGAACAATGAGTATCGCCCAGTATATCTTTACGAATAATAAATTTAAAACTAATACTGTAATCGCCAATACTCCATTCATTATTACGATCGCCAAATCCGATTTATCATAGTTGCCAACAATTAAGCATAATACACTTGCAATAGCTACTATGACTAGCCAAACTTCAAACAAATTCAAAAATACTCCAGAGAAAAATACTCCAACCGTTTCTCCTGGATGATTAAAGAAAATCGTCCAAGCATTATCTGTATTGATATTTGTGGTATTAATTGTTTCTATACATTTTCTGTAAATAAGGAACACCATGCTATACAATACAGCATTTACTATCAGCATCCACCATGTCATAACATTTTCAATGTGTTCGATAAATTTTCTCATATATTCTCACCTCACACATCTAATTTGGTGTCGATCTTCTGTATGCTCTTACCTTAGTCCCATCTGACTTTTTGTAAGAATGAACGGTTACAATTTTTTTGTTCTGTAGTCCATGACTACTTGATCTTGTTTTTGCCATATTATTATATCCTTTCTATAAAAAATACTTTTATGAAAGGACTGCACAACTGACAATACAGCCTTCATGCTTTATAATCTAAGCTTTCTTTTTATCTTTATCGTCCACCCAGATTTTGAATGCTCTTTTACCATAATCTCTGGCATAAATCTTGTTACCATTCTTATCTGTAATCCATGTACGAAAAATATACATATATCATTCTCCTTTCACATTTTCCTGGTTGCGAAAGGTTTCCAAAAGTGCTATAATCCAATTGTCTAGAGAGAATTATAGTGTCAGTTGACTGTTGAAAAACTTTCAACGACCAGCCAAGCATCTTGTGTGCTTGGTTTTTTCTATGTAAAGACATTATGTCAATACATCAATCCGAACCAAAAAACTTATGCTACCTCAAACAGTTTTAGCATCTTTACTTCATATTCTGTATAGTCATATCCGCCATGTTCTAGCCACATTTGATAATATTGGTATGCATAATTTGCAGCCTCATTACTTATATCAAATACTTCCATAATACTTTTTGGTGTTACCGTCTCAAGAATTGTATGTACTAATGGCGGCGGTGCAAGAGCATACTTTGCAAAAAAATTTGCTTCTGCTTCCTCCTCCGCGCCTTCTTCAATATGACCAAGCGTGTAATGCCCAATCTCATGCATAATTGTTTGATTAATTCTTCTGTAACTTCTACACGAATCATTATAGTAGATTATCCATTCACCATTTTCCTTTTCAATAGAAAAACCATCCTCACTAAATTTTCGTGCAGCCATCTGTTGGATTGCATCCAACGCAGAATATGGTACAACTGTAAGTCCCATTTTTACGGCCATCTCAAACCCATTTATAGGAACACACTTTATATCATATTGCAAAAAAGTGTCCACTACTACTCGCTTTATTTCTTCATATTGTTCACTCTTTAAGTACATTATTCCTCCTAGTTACTAGACATCAAAATACTAATCAATTCCATTTTTTCTTTCTTAGACATTTGAGCTGCATTTCTTGCAATCATTACCTTAACTGCTTCGATTTCTCCACATTTATCGATTTCCTCTTCTTGTCCAAGCAAAAAATCTGTGGTTGTTTCCAGTGCATTGGCAATTTTTACTAAATTGACGCCTCGAGGAACGCGATCCCCCCTCACATAATGAGAAATTGCCGATTCTGTCAATCCAGTTTTGCAAGCCAATTGCTTTTGTGTCATCTTTTTCTGAGAGAGCAACTCTGCTATCCGACTTGTTACACTTCTTGCCATTGTTTTTCCTCCTAACAGATAGTATCCGGCTACTGCACTATCTATAATACTCAATATTATCATTTTGTCAAGTCAAAATTATCAAATTGTGCATTTTTTAATTATATAAAAGTTGATATTTCCAACTTTTGTTTCAACGCAAAAAGCCGTGGCGGGGTAAGTGCCACGGCTTGTCCTATCTCTAATACACAAAACTCTTTACACCCGTGTCGGCGCAGATCCACTCTTCTTTTGCTGATCCAGAGATATTCATCCAGATCTGCCCCTTACTATCTCTGGTCGTTGCCTTGTTGCATACCGCGCGGTTCCCGATCTTTCCAATGATCTTTCCCTGTGTACTCGGTGTTGATCGGATGCGCAGATTGTCCACATGTACGAAGTAAGCCTGTCCAGGCTGATAGTTCGGCTGAACATGCTGCACCTCCGCCGCTTTGACTGCCGGCTGATTTGTAGATGCAGTAGTAACTGGCGCATTAAACAACGCCACCTCTGCCGCTCTACGCTGCACCAGTCCCGGCAACTTTCTTCCTGCCGCTTTACAATACTGTGGCATTGCCGCCGCGATCTGTACTGTATTTCTGCCCGCGCATAATCTCTTGAGGTTGCCCTGTCCGCAATTAAAAGCAAAGCTAACCAGTGCCGCGAACTGATTCTCATTAAGTTGCGCAGTGATCGGCACATATGCAGTACTGTTGACATACCGCTCAAATTTTTCCAGATCCTGCCGCAGCAATGCATCCGCCTGCGCCTGTGTAATAGCCTGTCCACTATGTACGCCAGATGTATGACCATACCCGATGGTCCATACACCTGCAGAGCATTTGTAGGCTGTCAAACGACAGCCTTCAAAGCGTTTAATAAGTGCAATCCCCGTTTCATTGATTTTTCTGTGAGCCATGATTACTCCTCCTTACACTCTTCGCATTCCGGCAGACCCGCAATAGATGTCAGCATAGATGCAATTCCGGTTACAATCGTTGTCTGGATCAAAATGCTCCATGCAGTTTCGTTAAAAGCACCAATCACAAGCATACCGCCTGCTGTCTGTGCCATAGTCTTTACTGCGCGGATCCCCGCTCTCTTGAACCACTCCTTTGTACTTACACTCGGTTTTAAAACACAATTCTTAAACATACTCTTCACCTTTTTAACCTTTCTATAAAATATTCAGTTCCTACTTACTTAAATACGCCAACTTCCACTGCGTAGATAAAAAATCCCACCAGTGCCGTGGCAAATGTGCCGATCAGCGCATTGATGGATTTTGTCTGCTTTTCCAGCGATGCGCAAAGGGTGTCTACCCTTGCATCCGTCACCGCTACGCCCTTTTCCATCGTCCGGAGACGCTCCGCATGATCGTTAAGCCGATCCTCTGTCGTTTCAAACTGTTTTTTGATGTACTCTTCACTTAATGGCATATGATTCCTTTCCGCATAAAAATACCGCAGAGATTTCTCCCGCGGTTTCTATGCATCTTTATTCACTTAACTCTTTTTTCAGTTCCTTTTTATCCGCATAAGGCAATTTCGGATAACTGTCCAAGATTGTCTTCAGATCTTCGCCCTGGCTTAATCTTGCACGGATTGCTTTGAGCATAATGCGTTTTACGCTTGCTGTCATTCTGTCTCACCATCCTCTCCGTACAACAGCCCTGCGACCGCTGTTGCCAAATCATCGATACTAGTCTGCTGATCGGCAAGACGCTGTGCTGTTTTGTCCGCCGGTCTGCATTCCAGTACCGCCGTGTACGTTCCTCCATCATCTGCCTGCTCTGCCTGCTCCAGTGATAATCTGGAAAGCGTGAGGTTGCTCTGTCTCTCAACCACAACATCCTCTTCTGTAACAATCTGGATGGTCTGCACATTTTCATCCGTGATCTTGCTCAACAGATCCTTAAATGCGTCCCTGTTTTCCAACGGGACACGAAATGTACTGCCGCTTTCCTGTGAAGTATTCAACGTTGTTCCGTCTGCTAAAATAATATGGTTCATTTTAGTGCTCCTTTCTCAAGGGCTGATACCCTTGTCTGTAATATATCAATCTGTGACTGCTGCATCTGTACCAGCTTAATAAGCGGGCTTACCAGCTTTGCGTAGTCAACACTCATGATCTGATTTTCCAATCCTTTTGATTCGTCAAAGTTCGTTTCGTCATATCCATCCGGTACCGTCACTGCGTGCGGAAAAAGCTCCAAGAGCTCCTCTGCGATCACACCTTCCTGCCCTTTCCGACCACCGAACGCTTTTTTATAATCATAGTCCACGATCCGAACATCAAGGATCTTTCTGGCTTCATCCTCGGTCATGTCCCGGATATTCTCTTTTATCAATCGAGACGATGGATTGGTAAATGAATATCCCTGGACAGGAATCCATGCTGTTCCGTTCGTATTTCTGCACTGCACTCTTGACCCAAGCAAGTCCACATAGGTGTTATTGTTATTTCCATCTCCTGATGCGACTACGATTGGTTTTCCATCCGGTCCCTGTATACGCGATGGATACATGATATTATGTCCGTTCATATTCAATACGCCATTCATGGTATCTCCTGATTTCGCCAATCTATTATTCGCATTTGTATTTGCTGACGTTGCAGCATTTCTTGCTGTCTGATCGACAGCGCTTCCCGCCGTCTTA